CACAGGGAAGAACTTCTCGAAGTTCACAATTGCCTTATCCCGCGCACCTTTACGGTTAGATTTGTAATCTGAATAGACTTCGTACCGCCAACTTCCCTTCACATCAAATGCAAGCACAACTCTCTCAGGATTGAACTTCTGAATAGTTTGAAAGAAGCTATTCATGAACAAATGACGCCAGAAATAGAACTGGTCGTTATCTTCAGGATTCATGAAAATGGCTGAAAACAGGGTTCTATAAGCCATGTTGTGTCCGTCAAAAATCAGAGTTACAGCTCTGTCCTGAGCCGCCTGCTTATCTTCCTCGGAGAAAAGGTCTAACAAACTATTTTTCTGCATGGTACTCCTCCTCATATTGCTTCAAGGATTTTATTGGAAATTTGTATTTTTTCAGTTTTCTTGCTTTCAATGTGTACTTTGCTTCCTCGGCAACAAATGTTTGAGCAAACAAACACTTCTTTGGACCGTAAGGAACAATTTTCTGGACGTATATTTTATGCTTCTGGAACATCCACTTCTGATTAATGGTGAACAGTCTTTGCATATTGTTCATATCAAAAGAAGGTTTTACTTCGATTACAGACCGTTGACCGTTACAAATGAAGGGGGCTTTAAGCTTTGAACCGAAAGCGAGACTCTGATAAAATATCCCTGAAGCTTTTGCGTTCCAATACACTTCAAAGTCAGGTGTGTAGATATGTCCCTGTAGCAGTGTTGACCTCATCCACTTCTCTTTGGTTTTCAGTTGCTTCTTCCAGTCATATATTTCTGGAGCCGATAACTCGTATGAGTCCGGTTGATAGCTGAAAAGGTCAACGTATCCGTTGTCCTTCAGCTCGACAAGATACTGATAGAAGCGAACTTCTTCTTCTGAATCAAACTCAATGTTGTTGTACAGTATCTGAGGCATAACCTTCTTCCTTAAAATAAATTAGTCTAATCGGGTCGTAGAATGCGTCATTACAATCCCTCATTTTGACAGCATCCAAAAGCATTTCCTTGACTTTGGGAACTTCTACGTTGTGGAATCCGAAAGTAGTTGAGATTCCCCAAGGGTTCGTAAAGGTTCCTTCCCACTCGTCAATGCTGACATGCTTGATACTCCAATACATCATACGTGCTTCAACCTTCGACTTGCAATGATATACTTACGATAGATTCCACCGTCCTCATTCCATCCGTGCCGAGACCACTCCTTCACCATGTAACGAAGTACCCGTACAACGTCCTTCATCCCGAGCTTCTTAGATTTGTTGAGAGCCCATCGGTGTGCTGTGTATTCAGCTTGTGAGCCCCTATCCTTGTTGTTCTTGGCATGTCCAATCTCATGCATCATGACTGCCTTGAGCACATCGTCAGGATATGTATGGTTGAATGCCGAACGGTTGATAGCGAGTAGCATAATCTTCTGTCCCTCGTATTCAAGGGGAACACAGTTGGCTCCATGTTCTCCGATATTCTCTCTGAATTCCTTATCGCTAAAGTACCGAATACTAACCATCGTATCCGGCAGGAATTTCTCAATGAACTTTTCAAGCTGTGCTTTTTTCATACCAACTCCTTTGTCAACTCTTTGTAGCACTCTTCTATCAATTGAATTTTGTCTTTGATAGACTTAACAGATGACATCGTTCCGTGGTATGTATCTGCTATTTCAGCCTGTCTGATATTCTCTCTGGCTTCTGACAAAGCCGAACTAAGCAGGCCTTGAAGAAATGTAATTTGTTCCTTGGTCATATGAAGTAAACCTTGTTGTAGATTGAGTTCGTAAAGAACGGTTTCAGTTCCTCAAATGTAAACTTGTCTCTATTCAAATGAATGATAGCTTCGTTCACATCCCACTTCTCCTTTTCAGGGAGACTATATTTCTTCATGAACCATTTCCAGCAAAAAACATGCTTGCCTTTCTCCAACAGTTCAATGACTTTTTTTCTCGTTTCTTCAGTCGTATCAAAGTCAATCAGATAGTACTTATGCTTAAAATCGTCAAGCAGTTTATCTTCTAGTTTGACTCCTGTCATGGCGATTGAGTTCTCCACAAAGATGCTGTCAATCGGACCTTCCAGTATGACGACTGGTTTCTCTTTGTCAACGTGGAAGTAGTTGTAGATGCTATTATGGTTGCCTGCTCTTGACAGATATTTGAGTTCCATATGTTCTAACAGGGCTCGGCCTTGATAGTAGTAAATCATTCCCTTATCATCGTAGAATGGAATGATGAGCCTGTTCTTGTACATTCCGTCAGTGGCAACAAACCATTTGTGCCAAATTTGTTCGGGTATTCTTCTTCGCTTACAGAGCCCTATTGCTTTAGCGAACAGCGCAGTCTTGCCTTCCAGAATGTGAATGAAGTGCTGCGTATGCTTGCGTTCGTTGCTTTTTCTTTTGGGCTTCCTGATTGTCGGGTTCTTGACATTTTGTTCCTTCTTTTCCTTATCTCTTGCATTGAGTCTCATTACCTCGGAGATGTAGTCTTTGAAATGGAGAGGAAAGAATTCCTTCATCCACAGGGTTACAGGCTTGCTGTAGAAACAGTTGTGACAGTAGACTCTCCACGGTTCGTCTTTAGTCAGGATGTAACCACGTCTTTTGTATTTGGACTTCTTTGAGTCGCCACAGACATTGCATCGGAAGTTATACTGATTGTGTCCGGGAATATGTCCGGGGTCGATGTAGCCAAGAATCATTTTGATTTGACGTTCAAGAGCTACACCATTATTGATGACTTTTCGAAAGTCCATCGCTTATCTCCAAAAAAGAGGGAGAGCCTGTTGACAGACTCCCCCTTCAAATAAACCAATCTGATAACCAACTTTCTTATTCGTCTGAGTTCTTCAAACTGTCGAAGAAGGTATCATCTTCACCGTCAAACACTGAATCTTCCGTGACTGCTTCAGGTTCCTTTGTGTCAGCTTTTGGTGCCGATGCCGGAGCATCTGCGGCTGGTGCCGATGCCTGTGGTGCAGGAGCGGAAGGTGCGGTTGCTCCAACAACTCTTCTGAACTTGGATTCGAGTTCATCGTATGCCTTGAAGTTCTTCGGCTCTGTGAATTCCTTCAAGCCGTAGAGGCTCTTGTGAATCTTTTCAATCTCTGCATCCGTACCGACTGATGAAGGAGACTCGAACTCACATGAATCGTAGTTCGGAAGGTTAAGGTTTCCGACCTTAATCTTCTTGATGATAAGGTCAAAGTCAGCACCATCGTAGTAATCGAAAACCATTACAGGTTCTTTGATGGCGTTTTCTTCGGGCTGAATCTTCTCCATAATCTTCTGATGAACCTTGAAACCGTATCTGAACAAGAAGACCTTGCCTTCGTTCTCAGGGTTTGCCGGGTCCTTCACGACGAGGATGTTGGAGTAGTAATTCTGCTTTCTCTTTCTGCTTCTGGCAGTGTCCGGGTCGGAATCCCAGATAGCAGAGTTGGCCTTACAGACAGGGCATTCCTTCTTCAGGGTTGTCGGACAATTCTCAATGTACCATCCACCAACACCACGAATTGAGTGGCTGTAGACGTTGACGAATGGGATGTCAGTGTCCGGACTCGGAAGGAATCTGATGACTGCCTGAGCCGTGCCGTTGTCGTTGAACTGAGGGTAGTAAATTCTTTCGTCCTTGAACGAATTCTTGTTGGACTTTTCTTGGTCCTTAATCTTGTTCATCGTGTTGCCCCAGTCAATCTTGAACTTCTTTTTCTGCATTACTGCTTCCTCCTGTTTAGTATTGTTTTTATCTTCGTAACTACATGTACGAATGACTTATAATCACTATTAAATATAACATTTTCCTTAGCATTTGTCAAGAGCTTTCCTAAATATTTTACGCAAAAAGCTAACGAAATTAAGCCTTTTTTTGTCAAGACAAACGCAATATTTGTACCATCTTCCTGCGCTTCAAAAAACTTGTCGGGGTTCTTGAATTTGAACTCCTTGTACACCGATGTCATCACTACATGGTCAGCATCCAATTGCTTCTTCGTGAAGATTTGCTTGGTTGCCAAGACTGAGTCCAAATGAATCTTGCCAAGCACGCACTCTCCATCAATGGCATACTGACAAAGGATAGCGACGGCCAAATCTTCTTCGGTGTAGTAACTGTTCTCAATGTCATTGTAGAAGCGCTTACAATGATACTTGAGTCGGTTGTCGCCGTTCTCAAATTGCTTCTTGCCGACCTTGGAGAAGATGGACCTCTCCTTACCACTCCTCACATACTCGCCAATGTTTTTGACGATGGAGTACATCTGATAGACTGAAGTATTCATCCTAAAATCTCACCTAGATTGTTTTCGTCAATCTTGATTCGGAACTTGTTTGACAGCTCTCTTTTGAGAATGGATTTAGTCTCGTCATCAAAGACTGACAGGATTCGTTTGAACTTGATAAATGACTCTTCCAAGTAGATAATGCAGTCAGTAATTGAGATGTGCGTTTCCTTCTTAATACTCCTCAAGGTATTGTTGAACCTGTACTGCTCTGTCGAACTCAACCTCTTTCCTTCAAAAATCTCTTTGAGTTCGTCATGTCCATATCCATGCTCTTCTAAGACGGAGAAGAACTCCGCCTTAGAAATTTCTTCCACGAGCACAGACTCATTAACCTTGTCAATTACCTTCTCTCTATCTACGGTTGTAATGTTATGCTTTGGCACCCCTCTCTCCTTATTCAAATTCTATTGTCTTTCCGAACTTATCCTTCCTATCCTTGTTCAGGACGTTTCGGGTTTCTTCAATTGCTTTATCGACAGCATTCTTGTCGCCGTTCGAACCCCCTCCAACTGTGCTGTTCTTTGAGAATGAAGCGGCAGTAGGCGCACCATTACCGTCCTCATCATCAGTAATCCTCATCTTGTCATAGTCCACATTCACCGGGAATCCGAACTTGTTAATTCCATATCGGTTCTTTAGCATAATCCACTGATACTTTCCTTGCTCCTTGAATTCCTTAGACTGCGTGACACCAATGATAACGTCAGCCGTTGCCGCGGTACCTATGGAGTCTGAAATGTCTGTCAAGTCAATCTCGGCATCACCGAATCCCTTACGGTTTGTCTGGACTGCTGATACGAAAGGAATAGCCATCTCGACAGCAAGAGCACGGATTTCCTCGGAGATTCTTTTGACTTCAAGATATGTGTTGTCCTGCTTGTTCTTGAAAATCGGGAGAAGTATACCAAGGTAGTCAACGTAGATAATGTCAGGCTTGAACTTCTTACGAACCTCAAGGTCCTTAACCAGATTCCGTATATGGTTAGCATTGATTGCTCTCGGTGGATATTCCTTAATGATGATTTTCTTCTGGGCTTCCTTCCGAATTTTTATGAACTTCTCATGGAACGTATTCTTTGGAAGTAGTCGAAGGTCATGAAGGTTCACGTCAAACAGATTCGACATCACTCTCTCGGAAATCTTGTCCTCAGACATTTCGCAAGTAATGTACAGCACGTTCTTATTCCGCAACATGGAATCAACTGCTAATGAAGCCATGATGAGGGACTTACCCATGTTAGTCTCTGCCATGAATAGTGTCAGAGACTTCTCATGGAATCCACCGTCAATGCATTTGTTCAA